CTCACCATCCCAAAACCACAAAGGAGAAAGCCAGAGCCTTGACCATCAAACCCGACCCGAAACATACCTAGAAGCGGGTCACTTCTCGGTGGAAATCCCGGGTCAGTTCTCGGCGGAAATCAACACCTCCATCCCTATCAGCAGCGCTGGGTCAGCGACCTGGCGCGCTTCAAGATCGGCATGTTTGCCCGGCAGACCGGCAAGACCTTCACCACCTGCCTCGAAGTCGTCGACGACTGCTACGAGGCCGCGTCGGAGCAGCGCAAGTCGCCCTGGGTGATCCTGTCCCGCGGCGAGCGGCAGGCGCGGGAGGCGATCGCCGAGGGTATCATCCCCCATGCCAAGGCTTATGGGCTCGCCTTCGAGCACGCCGAGGTGGACTGGCAGGACGAGAGTTCGGGCGCCACCTACAAGGGGCTCGAGGTGACGTTCCCGCATGGCTCGAAGGTGACGGCCCTGCCGGCCAACCCTGACACGGCCCGCGGCTTTTCGCGCAATGCCTTCCTCGACGAGTTCGCCTTCCACAAGGACAGCAAGGCGATCTGGGGCGCGCTGTTCCCGATCATTTCGAAGGGCTGGAAGATCCGGGTGACCTCGACCCCGAACGGGAAGGGCAACAAATTCTTTGAGCTGATGACGGCCAACGACAAGACCTGGTCGCGGCACACGGTGGACATCTACCAGGCGGTGCGTGACGGGCTCGATCGCAATATCGAGGAGCTGCGGGCCGGCCTCGGCGACGACGATCTCTGGGCGCAGGAGTTTGAACTCAAGTGGCTGGACGAGGCGAGTGCCTGGCTCACCTATGACCTGATCACCGCCTGTGAGGAGGAGACGGCCGGCCGGCCCGAGCTCTACCAGGGCGGCCCGTGCTTTGTCGGCCGTGACATCGGCCGGCGCCACGATCTGCATGTCATCACCGTCGACGAGCTGATCGGCGACGTGCTCTGGGAGCGCGAGCGGATCGAGCAGAAGAACGCGACCTTCGCCGATATGGACATGGCCTTCGACGAGGTGATGGGCCGCTACAATGTCGCCCGCGCCTGCATCGACCAGACCGGCATGGGCGAGAAGGTGGTCGAGGACGCCCAGCGCCGCTATGGCAGCAAGATCGAGGGCGTGCTGTTCACCGCCTCGAGCAAGCTGATCATGGCGACGGCCGGCAAGCAGCGCTTCGAGGATCGCACGATCCGCATCCCCGCCGGCGACGTGCCCTACCGCTCCGACCTGCACAAGCTGCGCAAGATCTCCGGCCCCACCGGCACGCCGCGCTTTGTCGCCGAGCGGGACGATGACCACGCCGACCGCACCTGGGCGCAGTTCCTCGCCATCAATGCCGCTGCCGGCATGGACGCGCCGACCTGGCGCCCGCTCACCGCCCCGCCGCCCCAGGCCGGCGCCGCACGCACCCTCGACGACGAATGGATACCGGCATGAACTGGCTGCAGAAGAGCTTTGCCAAGGCGCTGGGGATGATGCGGCATGTGCCGGGGGTGCAGCCGAATGGGCTGCGGCTCAAGCGCACCCGGATCGACTATCGCAAGGAAGTCGGCGACCTGATCGACAGCTCGGTGGTGACCGCCCCGGTGCAGTGGGTGCAGCGGGCGGTGCCGGAGGCGCGCCTCACGGTGCGTCGGACATCGCCCAGCGGCAAGGTCGAGGAGGTGGCCAACCACGAGGCACTGGCACTGATCCAGAGGCCCAACCCCTACTATGGCGACCTGGCGCTCTGGTCGGGCACGATCTTCTCCTACCTGACGGCGGGCAATGCCTACTGGATCAAGCTGCGCAACGGCGTCGGACGGCCGGCCGAACTCTGGTACGTGCCGCACTGGACGATGACCCCCAAGGGGTCGGATGACGGCTCGGCCTTCATCTCGCACTACGAGTACCGGCCGGGCGGCGGACTGGGTACGATCACCTATGATCCGGCCGATGTCGTTCATTTCCGGCACGGCATCGACCCGCGCAACCCACGGCTCGGACTGTCGCCGATCGACGGGGCGATCCGCGAGATCTTCATGGACCTCGAGAGCAGCAACTTCGTCGCCTCGCTGCTGCGCAACATGGGCGTGCCGGGCATGGTGATCTCGCCCAAGACCGGCGGCATCGTCGGGGCGGACGAAGTGGCGGCGGTCAAGGCCTGGATCAAGCAGTCCTTCGGCGGCGATCGCCGCGGCGATCCGCTGGTGATGGGCGCGCCGACCGACGTCTATCAGTACGGCTTCAATCCGCAGCAGATGAACATGGGCGAGGCCCGCGATATCGCCGAGGAACGGATCTGCGCCTGCCTCGGCATCCCGGCGGCCGTCGTCGGTTTTGGCGCCGGGCTGCAGGCGGCCAAGGTCGGCGCCACCATGGAGGAGCTATGCAAGCTCGCCTGGCAGAATGGCGTGCTGCCGGTGCTGCGTGTCGCTGCCGACGAACTGGACCGCTCCCTGGCGCCCGACTTCGGCAATGCCACCGGGCTCCGGTTCTGGTGGGATGCGACCGAGGTGCAGGCGCTGCAGGACGATCGCGGCAAGGCCGCCACGGCGTGGAACACGATGATCGCCGGTGGCTGGGCCGAGGTCTACGAGGGCCGCGAGGGCATGGGGCTCGAGGTCAACGACAGCCATCGCATCTTCTTGCGCCCCGCCATGGCGCTGGAGACGCCGTCCGGCAGCAAGGCAGCGCACGGCGACGCCGAGACCAAGGCGCGGGCCAGCCGACCACAGCGGCTTGCCGCCCGTGGTTTCGTGATGGCGCTGCAGCGCCAGGAGGACCCGCTGGCCAAGTCGATGGACCAGCGGCTGGGCCGGTTCTTCACCGCGCTCGGCAAGGCCGCCGGCAGCGCCGCCGGGCCTATCCTGGCGCGCGACTACCTGCCGACCCCGAAGGGCCAGGCCAAGGCCGCGGAGGCTGTCGAGGAGAAGGCGGACGAGCTGCTGGTCGAGACCATTCTCGAGCGGCTGGGCATCGGCGCGCACCAGGCGACGTTCCGGGGGCTCTACGAGGCGCACTATCTGGAGGTGGCCAAGGCGGTGTCGACGGCCGCCGAGCTGGCGGGCATCGGCGGCAGCCTGCCCGATCCGGTGGCGCGGGCCATCGCCGGCGCCGGCGGCCGGCGAGCCGGACTTGTCGATCTCGGCAAGCAGAGCCGGTCGGCTTTGTTCGACGCCATTGCCGCGGGCCGGGCCGAGGGCGAAGGTGCCGAGGCACTGGCCGGCCGCATTGCCGAGCATATCGAGGCCGGCCCCTGGGGTACGGTCGAACAGCGCGCCCGGACCATTGCCCGCACCGAAACCAAGTTCGCCCAGAACGTCTCGACGATCGAGCGCGCCCGCGCTGCCAATGTCGAGAAGTTCATCGTGTTCGACGGACGCCTCGGCCCCGGCCGATCGCTGCCGGACCACATGGCCCGCGACGGCTCGATCGTCACGGCGGACGAGGCCAGCCAGATGGCGGCCGACGAGCACCCCAACGGCACCCTGAGCTTTGCACCCTTTTACGGCGAGGACGACTGAGATGAAGACCGAAACCAAGAGCCTGCTGGTCGAGAAGATGGACGAGGCCGGCCACGGGCTGGCGCGCCTCGCCAACCTGGCAGAGGTCGATCATGACGGCGACACCTATTCGCCGGGCGCCTTCGCCTGGAAGGAAGGCAGCGAGCAGTGGTGCCCGATGCTGCCTGCGCACAACCGCACGGCCATGCCGATCGGCAAGGCCCGCGTCTACGAGAAGGACGGCCTGGCCTATGCCGAGCTGCACCTCAACCTCGACACCCAGTCGGGCAAGGAGTGGCACGCCTCGCTCAAGTTCGACCTGGCGACGGGGCGCCCGGCACAGGAGTGGAGCTATGGCTTCAACACCATCGACGCCGTCTACGAGCAGCGCGGCAGCGACCGGGTCCGCAACCTCAAGCGGGTCGATGTGCACGAGGTCTCGCCGGTGGTGCGTGGCGCCGGCATGGGCACCGCTACCCTGGCAATGAAGTCGCGGGGTCAGTTCGGGGCGCAGATCGATGCCGTGCTCGAGGAGATAGACGACATCGTCGAGCGGGCCGGCGGCATCGCCGCGCTGCGGGTCAGCGAGGGGCGGGAGATGAGCAAGGCCCGCCTCGAGCAGTTGGGGGAACTCAAGGCCCGGCTCGAGAAGCTCATGGCCGCCGCGCCGAGCTGCGGCAAGTGCGGCTCGACCGAACTCGACGACAAGGGCGTCTGCAGCAAATGCGGCGGGTCGGCCGAGGACAACGGCAAGGCGAGGACGTCGCTCGAGGACGGTGCGGTTGCCGACCAGCTGGCCGCCGAGTTCCTCACCAGGGACGTTCGCCGGCGACTCGGGCTGGGCTAAGAAAGCTCGCCCGCCAAATTTGCGCGTGGAGCCGCAAGGCGGGCGCCAGGCTATGTCTGCGCCAGAAACGACCACGATACGGCTCCACGCCTGTCAAATGACCTGTCAAGAGCTATCGAAAGCCTGACCGATCCCCCGCTGCCGGCAATTGCCCTGCCGGGCTTGTCATCGCGCCCCGCATCCGGCAATTCTCGATCACCAGCAACTCCCTCCATCACCCGCGCGCCTGCGTCGATGTTTCGACGCCGGGTCGCTCCCTAGTGTGCCGGCCATGGCTCGCGCCGACGCGGGCTCTTTTCGACAAGCGGCCAGTGCGCGGACGCCGGGCCAAGGATCACACAATCGGAGGGGCGCTATGCCTACCCTGGACCAAGTCCGCGAGAAGCTCGCGGCAAAGCAGGCCGCACTCGGCAAGGTGTTCGACGAGGCCAAGACCGACGACGGCAAGTACGATTTCCAGAAGGTCAGCAAGGACACGATCAAGTCGGTCCTGGGCGATGACCTGAAGGGCACGATCGACATCGTCAAGCGCATCAACGAGCGCGACGCCGAACTCAACGAGCTGGCCGCCGAGGCCGAGACGTTCGAGGCTGCCGAGAAGGCGGCGGGCAACCACGCCGCACGCGGCAAGGTGCGCGGCCATGTGCCGATGCCTGGCGCCGGCGGCGAGAAGGAACGCCCGCGGGTCAAGTCGCTGGGCGAACTGGTGGCCGAGGAGAAGGCCTATGACGAGTGGGTCAAGCGCGGCTGCCCGGCCGGCATCGACTTCTCGTTCGACATGCTGCCCTCGGACATGCTGGCCAAGGGCATGCAGTTCAAGACGCTGATGACCACGGCGGCCGGCTTTGCGCCCGAGAGCGTGCGGCTGCCCGGCTATGTGGATGCGGTGACCCGGCCGCTGCAGCTGATCGACATCATTCCGATGTCGCCCACCGGCCAGGCTGCCATCAAGTACATGGAAGAGACTACCCGCACCCATGCGGCGGCCGAGAAGGCCGAGGGCGCGGCCTATGCTGAAAGCACCTTCGCCTTCACCGAGCGCACCTCGGACGTCCGCAAGATCACCGACAGCCTGCCGGTGACCGACGAGCAGCTCGACGACGTGCAGATGATGGAAGGCTACATCAACGGCCGGCTCACCTTCGGCATCCGCCAGAAGCTCGACGGCCAGGTGTATGTCGGTGACGGCAGCGCCCCGAACCTGCGCGGCATCGCCAATGTCTCGGGCATCCAGACGCAGGCCAAGAGCACCGACCCGGTGCCCGACGCCTTCTTCAAGGCGATGACCAAGGTGCGAGTCACCGGCCGTGCGGTGCCGACCCATCACGTCATGCACCCCACCGACTGGCAGGGCGTGCGCCTGCTGCGGACGTCGGACGGCGTTTACATCTGGGGCTCGCCGAGCGAAAGCGGCCCGGACCGGATGTGGGGCCTGCCCGTGGTGCAGGCGGAAGCCCGCGCTGCCGGCAGCGGCATGGTGGGCTCGTTCCAGCCGGCCTGGATCAGCGTGTTCGAGCGCTCCGGCGTCGACATCCAGGTGGGCTACACCGGCACGCAGTTCGTCGAGGGCAAGCGGACCGTGCGGGGCGACATGCGCGCCGCGCTCGTGGTCTTCCGCCCCGCCGCGTTCTGCGATGTGACCGGGCTCTAGAGCCCGGCGAGTACCGCGGGCCGGCCTCACCAGGGCCGGCCCGCCTTTCTCATCCAGACCAGTTTCTCCACGAGGCTCGACCCCATGACCAAGATCTCCGGTTCCCAGCCGCGCATCAGCACCATGCTGCACGCCGCGGTTCTGCTCGGCGCCAATGCCGTGATCCTTGCCGACACGGCGATGCATGTGTCCGACCCCACCGAGGTCGATACCTTCGCCGCGCAGCCCGACGTGCCGCGCAACCTCACCGTCAAAGGCAACGACGCCAATGTGACGGGCGACGTGGTGATCGAGGGGACGAACGCCGCCGGCGCTCCGATCACCGAGACGATCGCGCTCAACGGCAGCTCGGTGGTGGTCGGCAACAAGGCCTTTGCCAGCGTCACCCTGATCACCCTGCCGCCCTACGACACCGCCAATACCGAGCGCGTGCGGGTCGGCACCGGTGCCAAGCTCGGGCTGCCCAAGCCGCTCAACCGCAACACGGTGCTGGCGGCCTATCTCAACAATGTGCGCGAGGGCACGGCGCCGACCGTCACGGTCTCGAGCGCGGCTCTCGAGTCCAACACCGTGACGCTCAACTCGGCGCTCAACGGCAGCTCGGTGACCGTCGACTTCTACGAAACCAACTAGGAGGCAGAGCGATGATGCTCGCCAGGGAACGGCTCTATCTCACTGCCGACCGGGACCGCCTGGTCCGCACCGGCGACCCGAAGGCGGCGTTTCTCTACGCCTCGCCAGGCGATGAAATCCCCGACAGCGCCGCGGCCCGGTTCGGCCTGGCGGACGGGCGGCTGAAGCCGGGTAAGCGCAACACTGCCGACACGCTGCTCGGCTCGAGCGTCCTGCCGGCCGAGATCGAGATCGCGCCCGGCAAGAGCGTGCAACTCGGCCGCGTCGTGGCCCTGGCGCACAAGGCCAGCGGCCTCAGTGTCGAGGACTGGAATGCGCTCGGAGAGGCGGATCGCGAGGCGCGCCTGGCCCAGGAGGTCGAAGTGCTCAAGGCCGAGGCCGCCATGTCGCCCAAGCCGGTCAAGGTCAAGGTCAAGGTCGCGGCGCCGCGCAAGCCCAAGGCGGCCAAGGAAAAGCCGGCGCCCGAGGACAAGGAAAAGAAGTCGGGCGAGGACAAGGAACAGACGTCCGACGAGAACAAGGGTGGTGGTTCTCCGTGAAGGCGCTCGCCCCGATCATGTCGATGCTCGCCGCAATGCCGCTGGACGCGAGGGTCGCGGCGCTTTTGATCCGCGGCCAGCGATCTTCCCAGGGCCGACACCGATCGCCGGGAGATCGTGCTCATAGGCGGTGGAAGCGCCGTCGCGCTTCCGGCCGTTCGGCGGCAACCAGACAACACAGCTAGGAGAAAGTCCTATGAACAACGGACTACCTGTTCATGGCTACAAGCCACAGCCCGACATCAATGTCGCTCGGGTCAATCGCAACAAGCAGACCGAGGAGTCGGTTCTGCGGCTCCTCGACGAGCTCAAGGCTGACCAGGATGTCGATCAACGTTGGCTCGCCACGGGCCGGACAGACATCGAGAAAGGCTTCATGGCGGTCAACCGCGCCATCTTCAAGCCCGGTCGGGCCAAGCTCGACGGCGAGTAGGCTGGCTAGTTCCACGCGGGGCCTTGGTCACCGCTCTGCCGCCTCCCGACATGGCTCCGGGAGGCGGTTTTCCCCAAAAGGAGCCAGCGAGACTGCCGATGTTTTCAGCTGCGCTCACCACCTTCATCGTCGTTGCGGCCCTGGTGCTCGTCATCTGCCTCCTGGCGGATGGCTATGCCCGGCACACCGGCATGCCCGCTTCCGAGAGCGCGCCCTGGTGGCGGCTGCTGATCGTTGCCCTGGTTGTGGCCTTCCTCGCAGCGGGCATCGTCGAAGTCGCCTGGACGTGGTTCTTCGCCGGCGTCGCCGCGATCCGGTCCTGACGGGAGGCTGGCCGATGGCACTGATCGACCGGGTGAAGGAACGGACGGGCACCGACCTCTCCGACACAGAACTCAATGCCATGATCGCCGGCATCACTGCCGAGATCGAGGCCCGCCTCGGCGCCGCCGGCGCAGTCGAGGTGACGGTTGGCGATGCGGCCGACCAGAGCCGTTGGAAACGCACCATCATGCTGCCGCGTCCGCTCGACCCGGCCGAGGACATCGCCATTGTCGAAATCGATCCGGCGGACCATGGCGACGCCGGCGCCGAGGTGACGCTTGCGGCGGCCGACTATCGGGTGCTGCATGGCGGCCGGACGCTGCAGCGGCTCACCGGCGGTCCTAACGGGCAGAGCTTCTGGGCGCCCTTCGTGCGGGTCACCTATACGCCGCTCGGCGACCAGGCGGCGCGGGACGAGGTGACCATCAAGCTGATCCAGCTCGACCTCAGCTATCGCGGCCTGATCAAGTCGGAGCGGGCTGGCGACTATCAGTGGGCCGCCGGCGATAGCTACACGGCCGAGCGCGACAAGCTGCTGGGCAGCCTCTCGCCCGCCTCGGGTATGGTGCTAGGTTGAGGAGCCGCTAGATGGAAGTCGGTCGGATCAAGGGGTGCACTCGAGTGATCGGCAAATCGCAGGGCTATTTCGGCCTGCCGCTTCGGGACGAGGTGATCAACGACAGTGTGACCGGCCCTGGTACTCCAGCGATGGTGACCGCATGGTTCCCCACTCCCGACGAGCTGGCGGCGATCAATGCCGGCGCGCCCATCCATCTGACGATTGTGGGCACCGGCCATCCCCCGGTCATGCTGGGAGTGGGCGACCTTCCGGGGGACGATACCCGCACATGATCCAGGGCCGGCTCACCATGCGCGCCATCGTCGAGCGCAACACCCAGGCCGGCACCGATCCGCGCGGCCAACCGCTGCCGCCAGTGTGGACGGTTCACGGGTCGCTGCGCTGCTTCATCTGGTCGAACGCCTCTCGAGAGGTTGTCGACGGGGACAAGACGGCGATGATCGAGGACGTCCGCGGGCTCTTTGCTCTGGGCGCCGACATCGCCGAGGGTGACCGGATCAGCGCCGTCACCGACGCCAAGGGCAATGTCCTGGTGCCGGGGGTGCTGCAGGTCGAGGGGCCGGTGCAGCGCAAGCACACCCATCGCGAAGCTGCGCTCAAGCGGATCGGCTGACCGTGGTACAAATCGTAGCGTTCTTTGCTATTCTGCTCTCCAGACTGGATCTGGGAGCGCGCCTGGTAGCCATGGCAGGCAAGACAAAATCACTCAACTGGTTCGGCAAGGCGGTGACGGCCAAGATGGAGGCCGCCCAGATCGAGGGCGTCAATCGGACCATGGCGGCCTGCGTCACCGAGGCCAAGTCCAGCCACCCCTGGCAGAACCGCACCGGGCTGCTCGAGGGCGCGATCGACGTTGCCAGCTATGCCCAGCCGCACGAGAGCGGCGTCAAGGGCACCTGGGGCGTGCGCGACATGGTGCAGGCGCGGATCCTCGAAGAGGGCGGCACCATCAAACCGAAGAAGGCCAAGGCGCTGGCGATCCCTCAGGCCGATGGCAGCGTCCGCTTCGCCAGCTCGGTCACCATCCCGCCCCATCCCTATCTGAGGCCCGCTGCCGACAAGCAGTATGTCCGCCTGGGCGAGCGCATCCGCAAAGCCTTCGAGCGCGAATAGTCCGCCAGGGACGATCGGCGCCACCCGCGCACCCGCGTCGATGTTTCGGCCTCGCGCGCGCGCATAGCCTTGGCCGCAGTGAAACACCCGGCCCTCTGCCGGGCGTGGCTTTAGCGGGCTGGCATGACCGACATCATCACCGCCATCGTGGACGTGCTCAAGGACGTGTCGGGCGTTGCCGACCTGGCCGGTGAGCACGTTTATGGCGACGAGCTGCCGGCCGCGCTGGCATCGGCGATGCCGGAACAGGCCGCCCTGGTGATCCGCCCCAGTGGAGGCGCCAGCTTTCAGCCGGCAGGCAAGGTCAAGGCCGAGACGCAGCGCTTCGACCTGGTCGCCTATGGCCCGACGCCCTTCGAGGCCGATCGGCTGCGGCGCGCCGGGGCCAGGGCGCTCATGGCGCTGCAGAGACATCTCGAGGGCAGCGTGCTGATCCACTGGGTGCAGTCGGCCGGCGGCTACCTCACTGGCCGGGACCGCGACGGCGCCTGGCCCTACGCCTTTCAATCCTTCCAAACCCTCTATGCGACCGAGGAGGTCACCCCATGAGCGAGCCCTACGAGATCATCGCCGCCCCGTTCACGCTCTACGTGGCGCCGGTCGGCACCGTCTTTCCCCTGATCGACGCGGCGCCCTCGGGCAGCTGGATCATGGTCGGCACCTCCGGCGATCGTTCGGAGACCGAGGAAGGCGTCACGGTCGGCCATAGCCAGTCGATCAACGGCGTGCGCTCGGCCGGCTCGACCGGGCAGCGCAAGGCCTTCCGCACCGAGGAAGACCTGACCTTTGCCCTGACGCTCATGGATATCAGCCTCGAGCAGTACGCCCTGGCCATCAACGGCAACGACGTGGCCACCACGGCGGCCGGCGTCGGCACTGCCGGCTTCAAGGCGCTCAAACTCTATCGCGGCGTCCAGGTCGAGACGATGGCGCTCCTCGTGCGCGGGGTGGCCTCGGCCTATGGCGACGGCTGGAACGCCCAGTACGAAATCCCGGTCTGCTACCAGTCAGGCGATGCCGAGCCGGTGTTCACCAAGGGCGAGCCCGCCGGCGTTGCGCTCGAGTTCACCGCGCTCGAGGACGACAACGCCGCAACGCCCGACATGCGGTTCGGGCGGATCGTCATGCAGCACGCGGCTGCACTCAGCGAGTAGCGCGCGAGGGGCGGAAGCGTCGTCCCTCCACCAATTCCCGTTCTGAAGCGAGGAGCCTGTCAATGGGCCAACACGAGCCTCTGCTCGACCTGTCGACGATGATCGAGCGCCCGCGCATCCGGATCGACGGCGTTGCCTACGAGATCCGCACACCCGAGGAGCTGACGCTGTTCCAGAGCCAGCAGTTCACGCTCTGGGGCAAGGAACTCGAGGCGCTCGGCGCGGCGCCAGAAAAGGCCGACGAGCTCGAGGCCCTGGTGCGGCGGGTGGTGACGGCCGTGACGGTGGAGGTGCCGCCGGCAGTGCTGGGCAAGCTCTCGACCAGCCAGCTGATGAACATCGTCGAGGTTTTTATCGGGCTCCTGCTGGGCCGGCGCCTGCGCCTGGCAGGGGCGCTCGCCGCGCAGGTGGTCAGCCGATCGACTGGGGCGAAGTCATCCCCCGGCTCCAGCACGCCTTCGGCGGCGAGCCCGGCTGGTGGCTCTCCAGCGCCCCGGCCGCTCTCCTGAGGGCCTATATCGCCATGCTGCCGCGCCTCGAGGCCGAACAGGAGCTGACCAGCATCAACGCCATGTCGCTGGCGTTCGGGGGCGTGCGTCCGGCCGAGCGCCGCCGCTATCTGGCACGCCTCAAGCGGCAGGCCGCCGGCGCGACCAAGGCGGCAAAGCCGACCCCGGCGATGCTCGCCATGATGGGGATCGCGGTGACGGTGGTGCCGCCGGCCGGGGGCGGCAATGGCTGAGAAACTCGGCGAAGCCCTCCTTGACCTCGACACCAGGGACAAGGGCTTCAAGAAGGGTATTGCGGCTGCCGAAAAGGACGCGCGGGGGTTCGGCGGCTCCCTCGACAATCTCGGCGCCAAGGCAATCGCCATGGGGCGCATCCTCGCGGGCGGTGTCGCCGGAGGCGTCGCCGCCTTCGGCCTGGCCGTCGCCAAGACCTCGCGTGAGATTGCCCAGATGGCTGCGGAGGCCAAGACGGCGGGACTGAGCGTCAAGGAATTCCAGCAGCTTCGCTACGCCGCTGAGCAGAACCTGGTGAGCATCGGCGCGCTGACGGACGGGATCAAGGAACTCAACCTGCGGGCCGATGAATTCATCTACACCGGACAGGGATCGGCCTCCGAGTCGTTCAAGCGGCTCGGCTATGACGCAGAGCAGCTCAAGGCTAAGCTGGAAGATCCCGCCGACCTGTTCCTGGACATCATCCGGCGTGTCGAGCAGCTCGACCAGGCGGCGCAGATCAGGGTGCTGGACGAAGTGTTCGGCGGCACCGGCGGCGAGCAGTTCGCGCGCTTCCTCGCGGCCGGCGCCGACAACCTGGAAAGGTCCATCGACCGCGCTAGCGAGCTTGGCCAGGTGCTCAACGATGAGGTGGTCAACAAGGCTGTTGAACTCGACCAGGCGATCAACGTCGCATCGACCAGCGTCGGCACGGCCCTGCAAACGGCAATCGTGGATGCCGGCTGGGCTCTATACGATTTTGCCCAGCAGTTCTGGGCATTCAGTGACCGTTCGTCTGGGTCCCTCAAGTCTCAGTCGCTCGACCTGGCCAAGGAACGCCAGCGATTGGAAGCCGAGATTGCCGGCAAGCGAACCGATGCCCTCGACAATCTGGGGCTCAGCCCTGCCATCGCGTCTGGCACAGTGGACTATGTGACACGGACTGGCCTGGAGGATGCCCGCAAGTCGCTGGCGGACGTGATCTCGAAGGAACGCGAGATCAACACCATCCTCAAGGAACGCGAGCCGGTCAAACCCGAGCTGCGCAGCACCGTGCCGGGAGCCGGGGCGCCGGCCGGTGGAAGCACCGGGAAGAGCGCCGAGGTAGCACAAATCGACCTGCTGATTGCCAGCCTCGAAGGCGAGCGGGACGTTCTTCGCGAACTCGACCCAGTGCAGCAGCGCATGATCCTACTGCGCCGCGAGATGACGGAGGCGACCCCGGAACAGACCATCGCGGTGCGGGACCTGATTACGACCATCGAACAGGAACGCGCCGCCTGGGAGAGCGCCCAGGACATGGGGCAGTTCTTCGGCAACACGGCCCTGTCGAGTATCGAGGCTCTGCGCAAGGGCAGCAAGGACCTGGTCGGCGTGCTCGATGACGTGATCGACTCCCTGGCCCAGGCGGTGCTGCAATCGATGCTGCTCGGCCAGGGGCCGCTCGCAGGAGTGTTCGGCACGACGGGTGCCGGTGGCGGCATCGGCGGGCTGATTGGCGGGCTGTTCTCCGGCATGTTCGCCACGGGCGGCCTGATCCCCAATGGCACCTTCGGCATTGTCGGCGAGCGCGGTCCAGAGCCGGTGATCGGCACGTCGCGCGGCGCCATGGTGCTGCCCAACTCAAGCCTGGGCTCGGCCGGCATGGGCGGAGCCGATCGGTCGATTGTCGTCAACATCGACGGCTCCGGGCTCAGCCAGAGCGAGCTGACACAGGCGATCGCCGATGGCATCGCGCACTATGACCGCTACCAGTTGCCAAGCCGGGTGGCGCAGATCCAGTCCGACCCGCTGGCGAGGGGCTGAGCCATGGCCGCAACCTTTCCCCTGGCAGCAGCCGACCTGGTGGACCGGATGATGGTCGAGGCCGTCGAGTGGCAGCTGGTCGACAACCAGGAGCTTTCGGGCACCGGCGCGGGCGAGTGGATCGCGGCGCTGCTCGGCCCCGCCCTGTGGCAGGCCGATGTTTCCAGCGTCGAGGCCGACTTCGAGACCATCGAGCGGCTGCGCGCCCGCTTCCTGCTGCTCGACGGGGCGATCCAGAACTTCATGCTCTACGACCCGGCGAGGCCCGGCCCGGCGACCGACCCGGCGGGTGCCGCCCTCGATGGGGAGACGGTGACGATCGAGAGCATCGAGGCCAACCGGAAGGAACTGAGCCTTGCCGGCCTGCCGGCGGACATGGCGTTGCCCGAGGGGACGCGGCTCTCGGTGTCGGCCGGCAGTCCGGCCCGCACCTTCCTTGGCGTGCTCGCTGCCGACGTCGCCGCCGACAGCGAGGGCGATGCCGGTCCGGTGGAAGTGCGCCCGCATCTGCGGCCCTGGCTGGCGGCCGGGCAGACCGTCACGCTCTGGAAGCCGGCGGCCAAGGTCAAGCTGGTCACCGGTTCGCTCAAGGTCACCCAAGTGACCAGCGTCACCAGCCGGCTGCGCTTTTCGGCGCGGCAAACGCTGGCTGCAGGCTAGGAGGGCAGAGCAATGGTCCGCGCCCTCGATGTCGATACCCAGGCGGCGATCCGCGACCGCAGCGCCGTGCTACCGGTGGGCTTTGTCATCTGCAAGGTCCGGGAGATCGACACCGGCGATCCGGCGGTTTTCGGCTTTACCGACTATGGCGAGGACGTGGTCACCAACGTGATCGACGCCGAGACGGGCCTTTCGACCAGCTACAGCTTTTCGGGGGACAATGCGCCGATCGTTGGCATGGACCCGGTGCCCTACAAGATTGGCGTCGAAATCGACACCACCCAGGTGGTGCTCAACCAGCTGCATCCGGCAGTTGCCGACATGCTGCGCGGCCACAATTGCTTCAATGCCATCGTGCAGATCCATCGCGGCTGGCTTTCGCCGGTCAGCCGACTGCTGGTGGCGCCGCCGCGCTGCCGGCGCCTAGGCGCCATCAACGGCGCGCCGATCCTGACGCCGGCGGCGGGTGGCCGAGGCAACGGCACCCTCAAGGTGGTGTCGGCCAGCCGCGAGCTGACCCGCGTCAACCCGGTGCGGGCCGGCGAGCCCTTCTATCGCCGGCGCAACGATGACCGCTGGGGCCGCTACACCGGCACGGCAGGGCAATGGCCGATCTGGTGGGGTGAAGTGAAGGGGGCCGGCGGCTCATGAACTTCATCATCCAGGCGCTGATCTATGCGGTGCTCATGGTCGCCTCGACCGTGCTGCAGTCGATGGCGGCGCGCGACCAGCGGCAGCCGACGACGCGGGCGGCAGCGGGCCTGCGCAGCACGCTGGCCTATGGCGGCGACCTTGCCCCGGAATTCGCGGTGGGTTGGACCTCGAGCATGGGGCAGCTGCGCTATGCCGGCACCTGGGGAGCGGACGGCGAGACGCCGAACGCCCACTTCTCGCGGACAGTGGAGGTGAGCTGCCTGCCGATCCGGGGCTTTACCGGCTGGTTCGTCAATGGCGAGCGGGTGACGCTCGACGCGACCAAGACCGGCGACCTCGGCTATGCGGTGCTCGAGTATCGCGTCGGCGGCAAGGATCACCTCTGGATCAACCCCTATATCGGCGACCAGGATGCCGAGGACCCCTTAATGGTCGCCAAGTTCGGGACCGACCCGGACCGCCCCTACGCGGACATGATCGGTGAGGGCTGCGCCTATTTCGTCGCCACGGCACTGATCAACCGCGAGCTGTTCACCGCGCTGCCGGAAGTCCGGGCCGAGATGGATGGCATCGAACTGGACGATCCCGAGGAAGAAGATCGGCACGACAATCCGATCATCGCCGCCTACACGCTGCTCAAGGGCCTCAGCTATGGCAGCGAGTGGGTCTATGGCCCGCAGACGATCACCGACCTCAACTTCCGGCTCGACAACATCGCGGCCGAGGCGGCGAAGTGCGAGCTCGATCTCGACGGCCGCAAGCAGTTCCGCTGCGGGCTGATGGTCCGGCTCGACGACGAGCCGCATGCCGTGGTGGGCAAGCTGCTCTCGGCCTGCGCCGGCCGCTGGGCCGACCTCGGTGGCGTCTACCGCTTCCTCGTCGGCGCGCCGGGCGATCCCGTGGTGTCGATCACCGACGAGGACCTGCTGACCACCGAGCCACAGACCCTCGAGCCGTTCCCTGGGCTCGAGAGCCGCTACAACGGCATGGACGCGACCTATCCCGAGCCCGACGAGGCCTGGGAGATGAAGCCGGCGCCCTCGCGCTATGTCGAGGCTTACGAGGCGGTCGATGACGGACGTCGGCGGCCGTTCTCGACGGTCTACGAGGCGGTGCCGGACGCCGTCCAGGTGCAGCACCTGATGCGCCTCGCTGTCGAGGAGAGCCGCCGCTTCCGACGCCACACCCAGACCATGCCGCCCGAGTTCTGGGAGTACGAGCCGCTCGACGTTCTGGCCTGGACGAGCGCCCGCAACGGCTATGTGGCCAAGAGCTTTCTGATCACGCTGCAGGAGGATTTGCCCACCGCCAACCAGTTCATGGGCCTCCAGGAGATCGACCCGGCCGACTATCCCTGGTCCGGAGATTACGAGCTGCCGTTCACCACCGCGCCGCTGGTGATCCAGCGCCCGCCGGCGCAGCCGATGACCGGCTGGACCGCCGCGCCGGCCTATATGGAAGACCCGGACGGCAACGGCTGGCTGCCTTCGATCGAGGTGAGCTGGGCGGCCGGGCTGGTCGATGTGCGGGCGGTGCAGGTGCAGGTCCGCGAGGCCTGGAGCGAGCGGGTGATCTTCGACAGCGACGCCTTTGCCTATGACGCATCGGACCTCGCACCCTCGGCGATCATCAACGCGGCCTTCCTGCGCAAGCGGCCCTACCAGGCCCGCGGCATCTACCTGCCGTTCTCGGGGCGCGCCACCGAATGGTCGGGCTGGATTGACGTGACGACGCCCGACGTGGCGCCGCTGCCGCCGGGCAGCGTCGACCCCGCGACCCTGGCCGCCGAAATCCGCAACCGGGTCGAGGGTACGATCGACCAGGTGATGTCGCGCCTCTCCGAGTTCGAGACGCAGCTCGGCGACCTGGCTCAGGTGGTGTCCGAGCACGAGACCGAGCAGCTGCAGACGATCACCGGCCTGGCCCTTCGCAGCGAAGCCGCGTCGGCCTCGGTGCTGCGGCTCGAGGAAGTGGTGCTCGGTCCGGACGGCGCGCTGGCCCAGCTCACCGAGAGCGTCAGCGTCATCATCAGCAACGTGCTGGCGGCTGGATACCTGCGCTTCACCGCCGAGGCGAACGAAGAGACCGGTACCGTGCTCATCTCGATCGGCGTCAAGGCGACCAATGGCGAGTGGACCGCGATCGCTTCGCAGGAATGGGGCGCCCAGGTCACCGAAGACGGCGCCGAGAGCTTCGTGCGCGTCATGGCCGACCGCATGGACTTCATCTCGACCGGCGGCGCCTACGTGGCGACGCCCTTTGCCATTGCCACCATCAACGGGGAGGCCGCTGCCAAGGTCACGACACTCTACTTCGACAACCTCTTCTCGACGGCCGAGGCCGCGCCGGGCGTGCCGATCATCGTGAAGATCGGCGAGACCGGCTTCGAGAGCATCACGGTGCCTGAGTGATGGGGCTGCTCGTTTTCCGCAAGTTCCCGGCCGCCGGCGTTGTCGCCCTCTTCGAGGAGCCGAACACCTCGGGCGCGATCGACGACATCAACGCCGGCCGCAATGCGCCGGCACTGCATCCCGAGGATCACCTCGACCTGGTGCATTTCCACTCCGGGCTGGACTATCTCGAGGTCGCCGCTTCGGCGACCGTGCCCTTCGCCCATGCCAGTGTCGGCTCGACCGGCGGCTCGACCGGCCAGAACATCGTCTACGGCTGGGCTGGCACCGTGGCCGACAACGTGCTGCTCGACATCACGGCGCTCGGCCTCAGCCGCGAGCCCTTCTGCATCGTCGCTGCCGGCGGCAACATCCTCTGGCCGGGCATCCCGGTGCAGACCGACACTGGCGGCCGGAATCGCTATTGTACGGCCTACTCGACGACGACGGCCGTGCGTCTCTGGGAGTCGGCGACCAAGACCAGCTCGTCGCTCGCCGGCGTCACCATCGACTATGACGTGCTGGTCTTCCGAGACCCGCCGGCTGCGCTCAACAGCTTGCTCGAAGCCTTCGATCCCGATACCGGCGCCTATGCCCTCGGCTTTGATCGCTTCCGCAGCGATCGGCGCTACCTGCAGCTGGCCAACAGCTCGCCGCTCAACCTCGCCACCGACCGGAACATCGACCTCAAGAACGGCGCACAGCGCGCCATCCGCGCCGATGGCACCGCGTTCGACCTGGTGCCCGAGGGCGCCCGCGCCATCGTCTCGCCCGGCACCGGCTCTTATGGCGGGCTGATCACTTATGACGGCTCCTTCACCGGCTCGCCCTCCGTCCAGGTCGAGGCGCCATGAGCAACAAGGGCTTCATCTTCGATCCGGTCGCCCGCACCCTGACCTTCGCCGATGGCGATCGCGCTGCCCTGGTCGCGCCAGGCGGGACGCTGATCGGCCTCCTGCCGACCGAGTTCACGCTGACCGACCAGGACGCGGTGTTCCCCGACGCCACCAAGGACCGGATGTTCGTGCACCAGTGGTCGCTGCAATATGCCGCCGAGAACTGGTACGCGACCGAGACCGGCCTTTGCCTGGTGACGGCGCTGCCGCAGGAATGGTCGCTGACCACGGTGCTGGGGGACGCGCCGGACGGCACCGACATCTTTACCGCCCAGGTGCGCCTGACCCAGACCGTGGCACCGTCGCACAACTGGCTCGGTATCCCCATCGCCAAGCTGGTGCCCGAGGGCGTCTGGATATCTCTCACCGGCTCGCTGTCGCTCGAGGCCAACTTCGGCATGTGTCGGGCGATGTCGATCTACATCGACAATGACCCGATGAGCGCGACCTATCGCAAGCTGGTGCTGTTCCAGCAGCAATCGGTGGCGACGGCGCCGGGCGGCTATGGCCTGCATGGCGGCACGCCAGGCGGTGAGCCTGGTGCGGTCGGCAGCCCGCCGGCGCCGGGGCAGAACTTCCAGACCGGCGGCGAGACCCTCTACAACTCGGCGCCTGGCTGGCCCGTCTACCAGGGACCGAATTCGGCGCCCCAATACAAGAACCGCGGCGCTCCCGCCGACACCGGACCGTTCTCTGCCGATGTCTCGCAGCTCTACCGCAAGTCCGGTAGCCAGCCGCCTTCGATCAGCGACCCCACCAATTACTCGTCGACCTGGTCATTCGACCTGCGCGGCCAGTTCGGCCGCCGCAGCTAAGGAGCACGCTCAATGACCCTCTTGCCCATCGTCTGCACCGCCACCGTCGAGAACGGCTCGGACCTCGTCGAGGTGACCGGCACCGATGCCTCGACCGGCGCGGCCGTCGTCCTCACCGATATCAACTGCCGGCCGAACGCCACGCTGTTCCTCGGCGGCGTCGGCTACCTGGTGAAGGCGCGCGTCGACACCACCAACCTGCAGCTCGAGCGCGTTTACGCTGGCGCCGACGCCACCGGGGTCAGCTGCTCGATTGCGCCCTTCACGCCGGAAATGGCCAACCGTGCCGAGCTGGCAACGCAGCTGCGCACCTATTCGGCACGCAACGCGCTGCTGCGTTCGGCCGGCGACTGGCTGTTCTACTCGGTCCTCGGCATCACCGGCGCCGGCGATCCCGGACCCGGCAAGGTGGCTCGTAATGCCGACTGGTCGACCGCCACCGATTTCTACATCGACGTGCTCGATGCCAGCCCCGAAGGGGTCAACAAGGCGCCGATCATGGACCTCTGGCGCAAGGGCACCCACGTCGCCTTCATGTCGGTGGCCACCGGTGCCTATCGCATCGTCGAGCTGACGCAGGCGGTCACCAACGAAGGCCCGGATGCCTGGCGCCGCATTTCGGGCGCCATTCCGCGCGGCGGCTCGAGCGCGCCGGTCGATGGCGAAGACATCCGCATCATCTATTGGCGCGAGGGTCGCGACCTCGAAATCAACGCCTCCGGCCCGCTGGCCGACCGCGATGCGTTCGATGCCGAGCTGGCCGGGTTTGTCTACCTCTCGCTCGATGGCGACGGCGACGAGATCACCGACCCTTGCCTCATCATCAAGGCCAGCAACTCCACTGGCGACTGGACCGCAGGTATCCCGTTCCAGGGGCCGCGCGGCTACAAGGGCTGGGCCCCCAAGCTCGCTTCCGAGAGCGACGGCGCCCGCCGCGTCATCAGGCTCACCGGCTATGTCGGCGGCGAGGGCACCGAACCCACCGACGATGTCGGCAAGTACCTGGCCGACAGCGGCTGGGTCACCGATATCGCCGCCGCCAAGGATTTTCGCGGCGCCACGGGAGCCCAGGGGCTCGACGGCGCAGGGCAGTTCATCCGGGTCGACTTTGTCGCGACCGGCGATATCGACCTCGCGACAGACCTTGCCAATGGCGCCACGGCGATAGATGGCGTTGTGCCCGCGACGGGGATGATTGCCCTGGTGGTGGGCAAGACGCCGGCGCACCTCAATGGCGTCTATGTCTGTCCCGCCGCCGGCGCCGCCGGCCGGCACGCCTCATACACCACCTATGACACCATGCCTGGCGTCGGCTTCCGCGTGATGGAGGGGACGGTCAACGCCGCCACGACCTGGTTCTGCAACTCGGGCAAGGGAGGTGCGATCGGGGTGGATGCGCTGGTCTTCGCGACCGAGTCGTCGGCATTTGCGCGAACACTGCTAGACGATGTCGATGCAGCGGCCGCCAGAAGCACCCTGGGCTCGAGGCGAGCATTTCGTGGGGCAAGGGCAGAGGTCATTCAGTCGATCAGCCACAACGCTGAGAACACGGTCTCTTTTGGCACGGAAATCTTCGACACCGACGCGATCCACAGCACCTCATCAAACAGCGAGCGCTTCACCGTCCCCGCTGGGTTCCCCCGGGCCGCGGTCACCGTCAACCTGGACTGGGCGGCAAACAGCACCGGCCTGCGGGTCGGCCTCATCTACAGGAACGGCGCGCTAGTCGGGGTGAAGGACTATCGGTCGGCCGTTGACTTCACTAGTGCCACCCTGGCCACCGGGGTGATCGATGTCGCGCCCGGGGACTATTTCCACGTCGCCCTCTACCAGAACAGCGGCGGCGCCCTGAACTGCACAGTCCGATTTGGGATCGAGGTCATCGAATGACGCTAACAGCCAAAGTGATCGATGTGCACGGCTCCCCTCGCGTCGGCGTTGTCGACGCCACGTTCGAGGAGTGGCGCATGGACGCCAACGGCGCGGAAAGTCCGCATCAGCAACGCCGCCTCGAGGCGATCGACAGCGAGGAACATCCTTATGGCCTTGCCCTGAAGATTTGGCGCGAGGAAGGTGGCGTAGTGCCGTTGTCGCCACTGTCTGCAGGGGCCGCCAAGGTTCAGCTCCTTGCCATGATCGATGCCGCCACTCGGCCGATCCTCGACGCCTATCCGCCGGCCGAGCGGCTGAGCTGGGACGCCAAAGAGATCGAGGCGGCAGCCTTTATGGCGGCGGCCGAACCCGTGCTGGCCGACTATGGCCTTTTGCGCGGCGAGGTCGCGGCAGAGCTTGCGATCGCCGCCGGCGACGTGACCCTCGAGCAGCTCGCCACCAAGGCCGAAGCCGTACTCTGGATGGCCAGCCAGTGGCGCGCCCTGGTCAGCGCCCTCTCCGGCCTCCGCAAGCGCTACGAGGCGGCCATCGACGCTGCGGCGGATGATGCTGGCAGGCGGGCGGCCGTCGACGCGGCCGCAGCGGCGATCGGGGGGCTGGTGGGATGAAGTGGCTCAGTTTCGAGGCTTTGCGAGCTCTTCTGCTTGTGTCGCAGCGTCACTCAAGGCGCTCGCGAACTCACGCGCCTGGTCTGGCGACATTAGGAACCACACAGAGGCGCAATCCGCCGGCTGCAGCGACAGGTAGACCCGGCCATCGAGAGGAAGGATGTGCGGGTCCAACTGGTTGAGATGCCCGCACGGGTTTTGTATTTTCGTGGTCGGCTGATCCTCGCCAAGCTGATGATGCAGTTCAAACTATACCCTGACCTGATGGCGGGGCTCTTTCGGGGCTTCTGGCAAGCAACTGGCCCGCTATTTTCCGGCGGGCGATCCGCAACGAGCGCCAGTCCAACGTGGCGGAGTGGGATCACTTTGCCCGCCAGGCGGGGGCGATGTGGGAAGACAATCTACGTCTCCCCTGTCCTCGAAGTTCGTAACGGCCCGATGCGGGTCATCCCGCCGCCAAGCGTCGACTAGGGACGGGTGGCCGAGGCGCGGTAACGCCTCAACTGGGGGCCAGCTTGCAGGCCAAAACCCCCAAAGCACCACTACCAGTGCTCCACCCGCCGCTCCTCTCGAGAGGGCAAGGCAAAGGTGGCCCGAGTCCACTGGAACGAGATAGATGGAAACGACTTTTCCCCGGCCTATAGAGCCGACCCGCACGCCGGCGGCCTATATCGGCGGCAAAAAGCAGCTTTCAAAGCGGCTTGTGGGCCTCATCAACGCCACGCCGCACACGACCTATGCCGAGGCCTTCGTGGGTATGGGCGGCGTGTTCCTCAAGCGCACCCTGCAGCCCAAGGCCGAGGTCATCAACGACTGGTCGGGCGACGTGGCCAACTTCTTCCGCATCCTGCAGCGCCACTACCCGCAATTCATGGACACCCTGCGCTTCCAGGTCTCCGGCCGGCGCGAGTTCGAGCGCCTGAAAGCCTCGGACCCGTCGACCCTCACCGACCTCGAGCGGGCGGCCCGGTTCCTCTACCTCCAGCGCCTGGCCTTCGGCGGCAAGGTCAACGGCCGCAACTTCGGCGTCTCGGTGGGGATGCCCGGTCGCTTCGACCTTAACAAGCTCGGCCCGATGCTCGCCGACGTGCACGAGCGCCTGACCAGCGTCACCATCGAGAACCTACCCTGGCAGGCCTTCCTCGAGCGCTATGACCGGCCGGAGACGCTTTTTTACCTCGATCCACCCTACTGGGGCGGCGAGGACGACTACGGCAAGGCGATGTTCGGCCGGGAGCAGTTCGCCGAGCTGGCCGACCGGCTGGGCCGCCTGAAGGGCCGCTTCATCCTCTCGATCAACGACGTGCCGCAGATCCGCGAGCTGTTCGGTCGGTTCGAGTTGACGTCGGTGGAGTTGGGGTATTCCCTTGCGCGGGGCGCTGAAACGGAGGCGCATGAGTTAATTGTACAAGGGCGCGATCGTTGAGGCCTCCCAGATCGAAGTTTCCGCAGCACCTACCGTTTGAGCGGCAAGATCCAAGGTCCGACCTCTCGCAGGTCAGTCTGCGGGTGGTGGTGGACATCTTCGGCCCGAATAGCCGAGCCGTCGGCACAGCTGTGGTCTTCGGCCCCCAGATGGCTCTGACTGCCAAACACGTGCTGGATGAATTGCTCCCTACTGCCGAAGGTGGCGAGATCGCCGAGAGCTTGTCACTGCTCCAGATCTATCGGGAAGGCGATGAGCACGAGTATGCCGTTTGGGACGTGGTAGGTGCGATCCTGCACCCCGATACGGACTTGGCCGTTTTGAAGATCGATCCAGATCCGCGCATCAGCGGTCAGGGAAGACCCCCGTGGGGACGGCTCGTCATCTCGCCCCTGATGCCGACGGTGGGGCAGGCTGTAGCCGGATTTGGATACAGGCGGTCTGCGATAGCCTTGGGGGAGAACTCGAACGGAGGTCCCCACGTCGACCTAACCGATGAGCCGATGGTCGGCGTCGGCACTGTGCAGGAGCTGCACGAGGCAGGCCGAGATCCAAGATACATCCACTACCCCAGCTTCCGGGTTGACGCTCCATTCGCGAGGGGTATGAGCGGCGGCCCTGTCTTCGACGAGAGCGGGGCTTTGTGTGGGATCATCTCTCGCGGCATGGAGCGACCAGACGGGCGCGATACTCAGGCAGATGCTACGGAGTACGCCGCGGCCATCTGGCCTGTTTTTAGTTTGAACATCGGCACCGACCGGCCACGGTCCGCCTACGACCTGGTGACTGCCGGGCTTATCGAAGTGGACGATGTGGGAGCCCTGAGAGAGTACCTTGCAAACCGCGCGTCGAAGTGACCAAGGCTCGCCTTCGACAGGGTGTCGAGGGGCTGTCGACGGATCATTTCACTATGCTAAAACCCGGCGTGAAAAATGCAGAACCCGGCGACGCGCTACACCAGTCCTGAGCGAGCGGCCCACCCCACCCCACCCCGACCCTCCCCCTCAAGGGCAGGGCTATCGCATATGGGTCAGGAGAGAGATGAGGAAGTCGTCGTTCCAGGCGGCTCGCTTTATCTTGCCCTTGATGGATCCCTTTTGAGGGCTGTGTCTGATCAGGTTGAGGGCGAGTT